CTGTGAATTCCAGTTTAAAGCAACATATAACGATTTTGAAGACGCTGTAACTGACATATTTTATCCATATTATGAGGTGGGAATATCCGATGGCGCGCAATTAATTACTCTTGACGTTCCCATAAAAATCTGTGCAGGGGGCGATATAAAAATCACCGCGACTGGAGATGCCGGGAACGCAAATGCAATATGCACGGGATCATACAGAGGATGGTTGGAGGCCGCATAAATGGCATATTGTACAACGGATGACGTATATTTGGAAGCGGGGACCGCCACGGGCACCGCGGTAGAGGCCGACATAATAAATATGATTATCCGTTCTGATGAAGAGATAACATCTAAACTCAGAGCGGTTGGGATTATAGATCTGCCTGAATCAGATATAGATCTTAAAACCGCATCCATCCAGTTTACTATTGCCAAAATCAAACGCAGGCAGGCAGAAGAACTCAGTCGCCCGGGATCTCTTAAATTGGGGAACGATATTGCATTTACAGTAAATCCTGAAGCTGAATCAAAAGCAGCTGAAGCGAAAGGATATGCTGCTCTGGATTTATATGCTAATTATGCTGGCGGGTCTGGTGTGGTCATCGTACCAAACGCAGACGATCCATATCTGGAGTTGAGGTAATGGTTCTTCCAACTTCGCTATTGATCCATTCAGCGACCATTCAGCATTCTATTTGGGGGGTTGATGCATATGGCCAGCCTGCAATCACAGGGACTGTTGACACAATAGTTTCCTGTCGGTTTGTAGGAGCAAAGGAGACATTAGTATCGGATAATGGTGGATATATCAAATCTCTACCTAAGATCCTATTGCCTCCGGGCACAACAGTTGAGGATTTAGATCAGATAGTGAGCATAGAGGATGGGTTTGCTGAAACGTATAATATTATCACAAAAAAGGTAGTATACGAAGCTGCAACAAAAACAGTTTCGCACATATCCTGCGAACTGGCGGCGGTGGTTTAAGTGAATGACCACGATCTGCTTATCCGCATCGATGAGAACATGAAAATGGTTTTAGCCGAACTGAAGAAAGGCGAAATAAAGATGGCCGAACTTGAGACTAGGATAAGTACAGTAGAAGGATTTAAACATACTCTTCTTGGTATTGCAGCCTCAATCTCATTTGCAGTATCTGTGCTCGGTGCATGGTTAATGTCACATTTTAGGATGGGGTGATATGAGCGGGATTAAGGGAATGAAGGAACTTCAGCGGGCATTTGTAGATTTTGGCAAAGCGCTTGAAAAGAATCAGCGGAATGCTCTTAAACTGACGGGCAATGCATATAAGCGCGATGTCCAGAAAGGCGCGCCCCATATCACAGGCACATATAGGAGATCTATCCACCTAGAACCCGAGGGGTCTGACACAATCCTTGTAGGTACAGATCTTGAGTATGGGCCGCGCTTGGAGTACGGATATGCCGATACTGATAAGCTGGGTAGGACCTATAATCAGGCAGCACAACCGCACTTCAGACCGCCACTGGATACCAAATTCTCAGAATATCAACAGATTTATCTGGAGGCAATGTTTGCATGAAAGACATTGTGCTGGCAATCATTACGCGATTGAAAGCAGATGCGACTGTTGCGGCACAGGTCGGTACACGGATATACCGTAAAAAATTACCTTTAAATCCAGTGTTCCCCGCCATCACAGTTTCACGCGTGGACAAGATCCGTGACAAACAAAAGAATAATACTGGCCGATATGCCGATGCCCGGGTACAGTGTACTATATGGGCCAATTCAGACGGATATGCATCAGATATCTCCGATATGGTTACAGATTCGTTGAATCTGGTATCAAATACAGTATTGAGCACAGGGGATACATCTGGGGTCTATGTGGTTTACATAGAAGATGCTGGAGGGGTTCCTGATGAGGATACAGTACTCTCAATGTATATGGATCATAGAGATTTCATGGTAAAATATTCTTATAGATAGATAAAGGAGGTTAAATTTAAATGACAGTAAGAAGCGAATTAAACGGACGCCCGGTTATTTTCATTCCGAGGGCGAATGAACCAATCGAGGCAGGATATTGGATATATTCTGATACTCTAAAACAGGTGATTGACAAATGACAGAACAGGCAAAAATAAGCCTCGGCGTATCAATTATGCGCGGGGGAGAGATTTTCGGGGAAGTTATAGATGTAACTGTCCCCGGAGCGACTGCAGAAAAGAAGGAGACTCTGGCTCAGAATAACATAGGCGGAGTAAAGACTAAAACGCCAGGCTGGGTAGATTGGGATGATCTTACATTCACAATAAATTATATTGGATCAGCTGCGCAGAGCACTCTTTTGGGAGACATAACAAAACGGAAGTCTGAGACATGGCTGATTATCATGCCGCCCTCATTTGGCGCTGCAATGTTCTCTTTCTCTGGATATCTTGGCGGTACCAAACCAGCCACAGATGGGAGCGATATTGGCAAAATCGAAGTGACCGTAATGGTAAATGGCAGCATGACTGAAGTAACTGCTGCAGGCGCGCCACTGACGACACCCTTCTTTGTGGTTGCAGATACTGCAGTCGCCCCAAATACACTGACTCCGTCCCCTGTTGCATCAGCAACAGATTATGAGTATGAAATAACTGCGTATTCGGACAGCACGGCAGTAACCATCACCCCAACGGCAACGGCAGGGACGATCTATGTAAATGGCACGGTAGTTGCAACGGGAGTTGCATCGGCAGAAATTAGTATCGGTTCGGCATCGGGAGAGATTGTGATGATTCCGATCGTGGTATATCAGATAAATAAAGTGCCAAAAATCTACTGGTTACGTGTTGTGCGCGGATATGAGGCAGGTCCATAATGACCGGGCGAAAACATGCAGCGCTTGAGATAGGCGGAGAGATCTATAATCTCCGCATTTCTTATAATGCGATGTGTGACTTTTTAGACAGTATAGGTTCTTTAGATTTACTTGAGGAAAAAGCTCTGATAGGCTATAGGGGTATGCTCTGGGCAGGGATAAATAACTGTGGTAATAAAACTATAACCATTGAGCAGGCAGGAGATCTCTGTGAGCAGTATATCATAGACAATGGACACGCAGAATTCCTAAAAACTATGACAAAATTGATTTCTGATAGCGAATGGATAGGAAACGAAACTGGAAAAAATCGGAAAAAATCCCCCAAAAAGGCATCAGAGAAGTCATTAAAGAACACAGAGATCTTGCCTTCGGAATAGGGGGATTGACTCCCAATGAATTTTGGGGTTTAACCCCTGCAGAATTCATCCCATTTATTACGGCAAAAATTGAGTGGAGAAACAAAGAGATGCACACTGAAAACGAAAGAGTAGGTCTAATTTGTTCAACTATAGCCAATGTATTCCGTGGCTCCAAATCTAAGACGTATAAACCCTCTGATTTTGTTAATCTGGGTGAATCAGCTAAACCAAAAAAGAGCAACCCACAAAGAATATATGACAAAATGAAAATGTGGTGCACGGCAACAGGAGGTAAATAATGGGACTGGCTGCATTTGCGAAGGGGATCGCGTTTCCGATTACTGCTGATCTCAAAGGACTCAAAACTGGATTGGCACAGTCTAATAAAGAGCTGGATAAGACTAAGAGCAACTTTTCTAAAATGAGTACCGGGATCCAAAAGCACAGTATGGCTATTGGGACCGCTATGACAGGGATCGGCGCAGCAATTGTTGGACTGACAGATTCCGCGAAAAAGACCAATGCTGCGCTGGGAGTTACTGCAATCCAGCTGGGTGTATCTACAGAAGAGATGCGCGATCTGGCTCTGGCGACTACAAACGTTACATTTCCCCTCGAAGAGGTACAGGGATCTTTTGATCTATTGACGCGCGCGGGGATGGAGAATACAGATCAAATCAAAGCTACAGCGACAGCGTTTGATACGCTTGGAGATGCTACGGGGAATTCTGCATCAACTGTTACACGGATGATGATTCCTGCATTTAATGCGTTTAAAATCCCGCTTGAGGATGTAGGGACGCATACTGATACAATGACGCACCTCCTCCGGAATACTACAGTAGAAATGTCAGATTTTTCATCTGCAATGAACTATCTATCTGCCGATCTTGGACCGTTGGGAATTTCAATGGAGGACACAGTAGCAATCCTTGAGGCAATGGCGGATAAGGGCATTCAGGGATCTGCAGCAACGCGCGAATTCCGGACGGCGGTAACTGGAGCAAATGGCGACGTAAATCTATTGTATGAAGGGTTAGGTCTCACCTCAGGAGAAGTAGAAACTTACAGGGGTAAACTACAGGGCGCAACCGGTATGACTCAGGACTTTGCCGATGCCGCGAACGAGCAATATGGCATGCTGGATAATTTAAAACAGGCCTGGTCTGAATGGTCCTTAACCCTTGGTAGCGCCCTGGAACCGCTTGATATGGTCGGTGGCGCGTTAACTGTTATGGGGCCTATGATGATGGGTCTTGGGCCCATGATGACATTATTCTCTACAATCCAGACAGGGACGGTAGTCCCTGCTCTCATGTCGACAGCCGCTGCAGGATGGGCGGCAATATTGCCCTGGTTGCCTCTGGTTGTGGCTATTGGCGGAGTAATCGCAGTAGGATATCTTTTATATGATAATTGGGAGCTAATTACAGGAGCATTATCTGATCTTGATAAAGAGTTAGGAATTGTGAAAAAATCCACCGTTATTATTGGGGGTGCCTTTGGCTGGTTATCTGAATCAGTTATCTCCCCTCTTGTTGGGTGGTTTAATGAAGCAATATCAAGTATAGACTGGTTAGGACTTGCATTTAAAGCCTTCCTTGGGCCTATTGGCCTTGTGATGTATGCAATGGAGGTTTTTGGAGTCTCATGGGAGGATGTTTGGAAAGGAATGGTAGGTATAGGTAAATCAAGCATAAACTGGCTAATAGGTGGAGTAAATCTTCTTATACGTGGCTTAAATCGCCTTAAATTTGAGGTCCCGGATTGGGTCCCTCTTATTGGTGGGCAATCTATAGGATTTAATTTACCAACTCTGCCTAAACTTGCTGCAGGAGGAATTATAACACAACCGACTGTGGCAATGATAGGAGAGGCGGGTCCTGAGGCAATAATTCCACTTAATCAAGGCAATCTAGGGCTTGAGAAGGTAGTTATAACCGGCAACACATTTAATGTGCGAACAGAACAAGATATTAAATCTATTGCCCAAAACCTACATACGCTGATAAAAAGAGATGGACGTAGTAAGGGGACTTTCTGATGGTGGATAATGGCGGATTTAAAATAGGGGGCATTGCAGCAAGCACATATGGGGTTACCCTGATGTATGCGCCAGGTCAGCCAATGCTTCCGGATACTAGGGATAGGGAGATTGATATCCTCGGTAGATCTGGCCAATATTGGACTGATTCTGACGCAGGTATCAGAATGTTTTCCCTGCCCTGCATGTTTGATGGTTCGGCTGATGCAGCCGCGCTTGAGACTCTTATACGAGCATTTGCAGTTATATTTGTAGATGAAGACGGGAGATCTAAATTGTTAGATCTTGAATTTGACGATGCGCCCGGATTGATATATTCTGTCAGATATGCGGGTCAGATACCATTTGACCGCGCATGGATTGGCTGTTCTGAATTTACTCTTAATTTAATTGCAGATGATCCATATGCGTATCAGGTAGATGAGGAGTATGATTATGAATCAATTACAACGTCCCCGGGTACAATGACAGTTACAAGCGACGGCAACGTTTCCACACCGGCGATCTTGTGTGTGGAGAATACGGGCGGGGCTTCGATTACGGGTGGATTCTCCGTTAAGATCCAATATGAGGTAGATTAAAAATGGGATTTGTAGGATGGAGTGATTACCTGCTCAATGCGGGGCTAAAGCATATCCACAATGAAGCAACTTTTACTGAGCCGGACTCATATCTGGCGGCGTTTATAGGTAACCCTCTGGCTGCAGGTGTGGAGGTAACTGGTGGCTCTTATGCGCGGCAAACTGTGACTTGGAATGGCGTGGCAGCCGGAGTTAATGAGTATACTGATGAAAATACAGGAGAGATTGCATTCCCTGAAGCCACAGGAGATTGGGGGTCTATATCGCATGTTGCGACGTTTGACGCACTTACTGTGGGGAATATGTTGGAGGTATTTGAATTGTCAACCGCGCGTAACGTGGTAACAGGGATTGTCCTTAAAGTCAAAGATGGTGAAATAGATTCATACGTCAAGAGGGAGTCTATTTAATGACGTTTAATCGCGGATCCGGATTTAATAGATCTAAGTTCAATTCAGATACATATAGCAATGTATTATACTCTGGGGGGTCCGCGAAAACACAGACAAAAGGGGTAGGGATTGCAGAGAGTATATTCTATGCCTCTGGGATTGCAAAAACCTTTACATCCACACTGATTGATGAAACCCTTTTAAAATCAATCTTAATGGAGTATTCAGCGGATCTTGCGGTAGGTGCGCGCGTGTGTATTAATGCCAACGATTTTACGGTTAAACTCGATGGCATAAACGCGATTGATAAATTTACGGGAGAGTTTCCGTATATCTTCCCCGTAACCTGCGATGTGATTTACGAAGATGGTATCGGTGCGCGGACGGTTAAAATAATTGTAGTGAGAAAAGATAGACATATTTAAGGAGGAAATTAATGGCGAATGGAGGATATTATCCTGTTATCCAGAACAGTCTTGAGGCGGCATTAACTGCCGAAATTAATAGCACGGCGACAACAGCGCCAGTTGATTTGTGCCAGTATTTTATACCTGCCGGGTGGGTACATACTGACATATCAGCTGCAAATCCTGTAATGGTGGTGTTAGGTCCAGACAATGCAGATTATACTTATCCGGAGACCGTGAAAATCACTGGGATTAGTGCGGCATCCGGGGCGGGCAACTTGACTATAGTAAGGGAGATTGGAGGCACAGCGACAGCCGGCGCTGCTAGAACCTGGCCAATTGCAACCAAGGTGGCGGTTGTTCTTACGGCGCAGCACATCCAACAGATTCATGATACGCTTAATAATTTAGGATATCAGAATGGAATTGGGGTTGAGTGGAACAAAATCTCCAGCAGTCCAACACTCGCGCGCACAGACAGGTTTGGGGCCACTATTACACCATCAGCAGGGGATTTCAATCTGTCGCCAATATGGGGGCAGATGCGACGCTGTAACCTTGCAGATGATGGAACCGTCAACGCATGGCACGGAGATGCCGATTTTGCGTACGATGGAAGCAACGGCGAGGTTATGGTATTTATACCATCGATGTATTATTACGCGCGACTGGTTGACAATGATACAAAGATCAGATGGGCTATTTCAGAAAGACCTCAAACCGACTTTAAGCGACACCCCTCTGTAATAGTGGATGGAAGATTTATTCCGGGTTTCTATGTGGGCGCGTTCCCCGGTTGCGCGTATGATGTGACGGGCGCGGCAACGGAAGTTGATACGATTGAAATATTAACCGAACCTACAGCAGATGGCAATTTAACCCTCTGGCTGGATGAGAATTATTCCTTTACGGTTGCAATTCTGGATGCTGATACTATTGAAGGAGTTATTGATAAAATCGTTGCTGCAGGTGTGAAAACTGATAAACAAGGAATTACATGGACTCCTCTTAAAGTTGATGCCACACATGTATCTTATACGGCAGGCAGTACAGGGTTAAAAACAACTGTGACAATGCCAAATGTTCTGGGAGTTACAAGTACAATTGTTAAAACAACGCCGGGCGCGGGCGGATATGTCCTGAACGATTCTGCAGGTGTCGATATGACAGCTTCAACCGGAGACAAACTCAGTTCGGTTGCAGGAGTTAAGCCAATTTCGGGTAATCAAAATACTCTCACGCGCGCCAATGCACGGATATTGGCAGAGAATCGAGGCGCGGGATGGCAGTTACTTGATTTCAATCA